AAATGGCTAACGTCGCTGGAATAGTTGTATTGTCTATCATCATATTTGCGCTAGCCCCGTTCGCTGTAATCTGGGCACTGAATACTGTGTTCCCTGTCCTGGCTATTCCAATGGATTTTAATACATGGTTAGCAACAACACTTTTGTGTTTATTGATTTCTGGTAGTAGAGTTTCTAACAAAACCTAACCTTTGCTATAAATTTTCTTTCGCCGCTAGCATTCAAGTTCACGTTGGCAAGAGCTCCGACACTGAATTTCTTTGCTACAGCAGTCAACCTACCTTCTGTAGAACTAGGATTTACAGAAATACCCACGCCATTCAAGATGCTCCCATTTGCGGGTGATAAGTTGATATACGGCGACTTCCAGATGACGTTCAAGGTAGATGAAGATTTTTCTAATTACTTTGAAGTGTATAATTGGTTGAAAGCGCTAGGACATCCTGAATCTTTCTATGATTATAGTCAACTGAGAGGTGCTAAGTCGGGCAATAAAGAGACAGTCCTTTCAGATGCCACGCTGATGATATTCAATAGCTCTTACATGCCTAATGTAGAGATAGAATTTCAGGATATGTTCCCTACATCTCTCGGTGATATAAACTTCAATACGACTGACACAGATGTCAACTATGTGACTAATACCGTTACATTCAAATACAAGATATTCAAGATAACAAAACTCTAAAGGATTATTATGACGCTTGATGATGTTCTGAATATGTGGGCTATAGATTGTGAGATGGATAGGACGGAATTGGGTGAGGAGAGCCTGAAGTTACCTAAACTGCACAGCAAGTATCTAAGACATTTTTCTGAAGAGAGATTGATCCTTCGTAAGATGGAAGAGGATCGCAAAGAACTCTCGAAGTTGAAGCATGACTATTATCGTGGGATACTGCCAGAAGAAGACCTGAAAGAACAAGGATGGGATCCTTTCCGCCTATCTATCTTGAAATCAGATGTACATATGTACCTAGATTCTGACAAAGATATGATCAGGACTAATCTCAAGATGTCCGTACAGCAAGAGAAAGTCGATGCGTTAGAGTCGATTATACGTGCCATAAATAATAGAGGTTATCTCATTAAAGCAGCGATAGATTATGAAAAATTCAAGGTGGGTGGGTAATAGATAAGCTGCATATCGTAAAAGTTAACGAAGTATTCATCAGGGTAAACTGTGAACCTTCGATAGCACAAGAGCTCTCAGATCATCTAACATTTACAGTACCCGGCGCAAGTTTCATGCCCGCTGTACGTAATAAGTATTGGGATGGTAAGATCCGTCTCTATAATACCATGACCGGATTGACATATGCCGGCCTCGTTCAGAACATATCTAAGTTTGCCAAGTCTCGTAACTATGAAGTAGAAGTAGATCCCGATCTCATACACACATATCAGATCACAGATGATCTCGTCAACAGCTTCTTAGAATACTGCAAATTAAAGATAACTCCTAGAGACTATCAGATAGAAGCATTCCGTCATGCTGTCAGCAAGAATAGGGCTGTATTCTTATCTCCCACAGCATCAGGTAAATCGTTGATCATCTATCTCATAACGAGATATTATAATGAAAAGACCTTGATCGTAGTGCCGACAACATCTCTCGTCAGTCAGTTAGCAACAGATTTCGCTGAATATGGATTCGACAGCGGTAGCAAAGTGCATAGCATCTATGCAGGTCAAGATAAACAGACAGACAAACCTATAACGATATCGACTTGGCAATCTATCTTTAAGATGCACAGAACATGGTTTGATCAGTTTAAGCTCGTGATAGGTGACGAAGCACATCAGTTCAAAGCGAAGTCATTGACTAGCATCATGGAGAAGCTCTATGAATGTCCGTATCGCTTCGGGTTCACAGGTACGCTAGATGGTTCGCTGACTAATGAGACGACATTAGAAGGATTGTTCGGTCCTGTCGAGAAAGTCACTACGACAAGCAAGCTGATGGAGCAAGGACATGTCGCAGAATTGAAGATCAAAAATCTCATACTGCAATATAAACCTGAGATACGGAAGCAATGTAAAGATTATGACTATCAGACAGAGATCGATTTTCTCGTCAGATATGAGCCGCGTAACAGGTTCATAACCAATCTCGCCTCGTCTCTCAAAGGAAATTCATTAGTATTGTATCAATTTGTTGACAAGCACGGCAAAGTGTTGTACGATATGATATCAAAGAAGAACACAGATCGCAAGATATTTTATATTCATGGTGGTGTAGATGCAGAAGATAGAGAAGAAGTCAGAGCTATCGTTGAGAAAGAAAATGATGCTATCATTGTGGCAAGTTATGGAACATTTTCAACAGGTATCAATATACGCAATCTACATAATGTTGTCTTTGCTTCTCCTACTAAGTCACGTATAAGAACATTACAATCTATAGGTAGGGGATTGAGGACGACCGAAGGTAAGAATAACGTCACGATCTATGATATCGCAGATGATCTGAAATATAAGACGCATACTAATTTCACTTTACAGCATCTGGTAGAAAGATTAGAAATATATAATAGTGAGAATTTTAATTACAAAATTTACAACATGGAAATTTAAAAATGGCTAAGAAACCTAGCGTTCATTATGTAGACAATAAGAAGTTTTTTACAGTCATTTTACAGTATAAGAATGACGTTGATGCTGCTAAGGCAGCAGATAAACCTAAACCGAGGATCCCACCTTACATCGGTGAATGTCTGTATAAGATCGCTAATCACCTCTCATACAAACCTAACTTCGTGAACTATACGTTTCGGGAAGACATGGTCGCTGATGGGTTAGAGAACTGCATCACATATATCAATAATTTTAATCCTGAGAAGTCGAATAATCCATTTGCATATTTCACTCAGATCATATATTATGCTTTCTTGAGACGCATCGAACATGAGAAGAAACATCTGTATATCAAGCAAAAGACGCTAGAGAATTTCTATTTCGAAGGAATGCTAGCAGAACAAGCAGCAGGTGAAGAGACACGATCTGTCAATGTCGATCTTAATAATGAATACATGAATAACCTCGTCTCTACTTATGACAAGAAGCAAGAAGAGAAGAAACTAAAATCTAAGATCAAAAAAGAAACAGGATTGGAGAAGTTCATCGATGAACCAGAATAATATGCACATGGTTCCGCAAGTCATCATCGACTGTGCCGAGAACATATTTAAAGCACCTAATAATAATATTAAAAATACGTATGTATCACGCATGGAAGTCATCAGAGATTATTGCGATAATATATTGAAGCGAGCAGCGCAACCAGATCAACCGCGGGACGTGCTCAGAAAATTTAAAGCGCAACTGAATTATTCTCGAATTGATAGAAACAAAGTATGAAAATAGCATTAATCACAGATACTCATTGGGGGATCAGAAACGATTCCTCGATCATGAATAATCATATGAAGAGGTTTTTAGATGAAGTCTTTTGGCCCATCCTTGATAGAGAAGGTATTGATACTGTTATTCATCTTGGGGATCTCGTTGATCGTCGCAAGTATATTAACTATCTGACCGCTAAGCGCCTAAGAGATGATTTCTTAGATCCTATGATGACAAAGGGTCTTGATCTGCATATCATCGCCGGCAATCATGATACTTTCTATAAGAATACTAATGATGTGAACGCGCTAGATGAATTGCTCAGTTATAAGTATCATAATATACAGATATACATACAGCCGAAAGAAATCAATATAGGCGGCATCGGCATGTTGCTCTTGCCATGGATCTGTGATGAGAATAGAGATGCTACATTCGAAGCGATCAGGAATTCAAAATCATCTGTTGTGATGGGACATCTGGAGTTAACTGGTTATGAGATGTACAGAGGACACGTTAGCGACCATGGCGATGATCCTAAGATCTTCGATAAATTTGACATTGTTTGTAGCGGCCACTATCATACTCGTTCCAATAACAGTAATATTCATTATCTCGGTACTGCTGTCCAGTATACTTGGTCTGATTATAATGATATCAAAGGGTTTCATATATTTGATACGGAAACCCGTCAGCTAACAT